TATTCGCGCGGGTGCAGGACCCGGAAGGCTGCACGTAGCCGAAGGCGTAGGGCGGTCCGATGAAGACCACCGCGCCGGAGCTGTGCGTGCGGGCTTTGCCGAGCGTCTGATAGCCGCGTGTGACCCCGATGTTGGTGCCTGAAACCGAGTTCACGAAAACCGCTTCCCCTGAGCTGTTGGTGTCGGAAATGTAGAGCACCGTGGAATTTGCGGTGATGCCAGTGGCCGAGGTGACGGTCAGGTTGGTTTGCGCGGTGGTGGTGATCGCGGCTGAGAGGGTGGTGGTGGTGAGGATCGTCTGGGCCGAGAGAAGATTCGGCAGAGACAATCCCACGATTGCGAGTAGGGCGACTGAAAGAAAACGCTTAGAGTTTTTCATGATTGGTTATGCTCCCAGCAGTCCAACAGCGCAATTGTCTTGGTACAGGTTGCCGAAGCCGACTACCGTATCGAAACGGTGAATCTGCATCGATCGCACCGGGTCCCATGCCTTCACGAAGCGCACCGGGATGCCGGTCTGTTTGTCTTCCGCCTGCGAACGGGCTTCCACTGCTTTCGGCAGATAGAAGCGCATTCCGACAATCGCCCAGGCTTGGTTGGAGATAGCGAGTCCGACCGTGCCGGAAGCGCCATTCGGATTGGTAGTTCCGGGCCAGAGCGTCAAAGCCGCGCCGTTCACCGGCAATGCATCGACGTTCTGGTACTGCGATCCCGGACCATAGATCGCGGGCAGGATGGTGATGGTATCCGCGCCGCCGGTCAGGGTGAAGTTCTGGGTGACGGTGAAGGTCTGCACCTGCTTCGGTCCAGGGATGCGCCGTGAGCGGGGGTTGACGAAATTGACGTTTGCAATGCCAATCTTGTCGCCCTGGTTCAGTGTGTCGCCGTTCGTGCCGGTGATGATGAGCGAAGTTCCGCTCTGCCCGGCGCCCGTGACTGTAACCGCGCCTGCCCATGTTCCGGCGACGTGGTTATAAAGGTTCTGCTCCTCGAACACGTCGAAGGTCTTCAGTTTCCCCATGGACCCTTCCTTGAAGGCCATGGTAATTTCATCCGACGGATTGAACAGCGACGTGACCGGGGTGTTGATGCTGTTGGTCTGCATTGAAGAGGAAATCATTGCAGCCCGTTTCTTAGCGAGAGCCGATCCCGCTTTTTGCAGCAACCGAGCCCGAGCCTGATCGAGAAACACGATGGAGGTGGGATCGACGCCCAGCGCACCGACGATCTGAGAGACGTTGTTCTTGGCGAAAAACGCTGCCCGTGAGTCGATTTCGTTGGCGATCTGCACGCCCGCCGGTTCCAAGTACTGCTCGCGGATTTCCTCTTCCGAGCGCTCCGCCTTCACCGCGGCTTCGTAATCGTCCCATTGGAAATCGATTCCGAAGGGCTGATCGAGCGAAACCGTGGTCGAAATGCGGTCAATGCCTTGCGGGTTGTATCCGAGTCCATCTCGGATGGTGAACTGCTGCGGGAATTTGACTTGGATGGTCGTTCCAACTGCGAACGTCTTCTCGTAGTCTTTTTCCCAGGATGAGTTGAAATATTCCGCGACCTTCAAAGCGTTCTTGAGGTTGCGCAACACTTCCATTGAAATCCAGGAAGTGTTGAGGAATTGGTTAGGCATTTATTTTCCCTTTTTGAGCCGAGCCAGAGCGCGCGCATTCTGCTCGCGCATGTAGGTCTCGGTGTCGTTTTCTTCGACCGCCTGCTCCACCGCGTCTTTCGCAACAGTGCCTTTGCTGGAGACTTGGTTCGGTGGGCGGGGGGCCGCAGTTACGGGTTTTGCAGAAGGGGTGTGGGATTTTGCCGAGCCCGAGAAGGTGTTCTCGATTTCCATCAGCTTGCGGAACTGCTGTTGCGGGCTGATGAGGTTCAAGAATTTGCCGGTCTTCAGGTCGAAGTCGCCATAAAAGCCTTCGAGAACTTCCGGGTGCTGGCCGAGGTAGTAAGCAACTTCCCCGGCGTGCTCGGAATCCTGAATGAACAAGTCCGCGACTGATCCAAAAGGCATCACTAGGTCAGGATTGAGCGCCACCGCGTCAAAGTCCGCGTATTTCGCCCGTACCGGCTCGAATTTCTTCGCGAGACTTTGCCCAATGGCTTCCTGGGCGTGTTGTGCTTCTTGTTCTTTCGCGGTCTTGGCCGAAGTTTCCTGGAATTCCCGTAGAGCTTGCTTGGTGATCCAGGCGTCCTTGGCGTCTTCGTACTGCGCCCAGGTCTTGAACTTCGGCTTTCCGGTCTTCGCGTCGATATCGTCCGGCTTCGGCTTCGCGTTCGGATCGGCTTCCGCTGCAGGTTGCGGCTCCTGCTTGGTTTCACGCTGTGCGGCGCGTTCCTCGGCGACTGCTTTCAGCCGTGCGTTCTCTTCCCGGATTTCCCGGTTTTCCCGGCTCAACTTGGCCCAGCGGCTTTCGCTGGCTGTTTTTCCCTTGTCCTTCTGCGCATCTGCGGCTGCCGAGGCCGCGGCGGTGTCGGCTGCGGACGCTGCCGAAGCGTCCTCGTTCACTGACTGCTTCTCGCGTTCTTCCCGGATGCCCTCGGGAATGTGCTCATCTTGGTCAAGCTGTGTCCCGGCATTTTCGAGCGGGTCGGGCAGTTCTCCGGTCATCCGGTAGTTTTTGTCCGAGGGCAGAAATTGCGAGGATGCTTCGCGGTCTGGATTACGTGACGCTGCCGAGGCGTCGGAAGTGACGGCGGGTGTGCTCATGATGGATTGTCCTTGGTGGTAAGTGCCGGATGTGACGCGGGACCGGCGGCGCGAGGAGTGCTAAAGTCGGGTGATGCGCCAGAAATTCATCGAACTCACTGAGCGCCCGGCTGCTGTGACTGAGCCTGTTGCGCCTGCTGCTCGGCTCCGATCTGAGTAGCCTGCTGTTGCTGCGCGTTCTGTGCGGCTGCGGCGGCTTGGCTCCGGTCATGCGCTTGCTGATTCTGCTGCAAGGCAAAGTCGTGGGCTGCGTTGTGGTTCTCTTTCCAGAAAGTCTCGTACATCTGCTGACGTTGGGCCTGATCCTGTGACTTTGCGCCGATTTCCGCTGTCAAAACCTTGATGTCATTCTGCATCTGTTGAATTGCCTGGTCGCTGCCGGATTTCATCTTCTGCAGCTCGATCTTGGTTTGCTGTTCGAGCACCCGGCCGGCGCGGTCGGCCAGTAACGTCGCATTCTCCTGCTGTAACTGCTGCAACTGGCCTTGGAGCTGCGAAACGACAGCCTGAGCTGCGGGCGGAAGATTTGATGGGTCCGGCGGATCGAAGACATCGGCGATCTGCTGGCCAATGGGTCCGAGATTCGGGCGCATGCGAATGCCCAAGGCGAGAACTTTCGCTTGCGGCGTCCCTGCGGGCGGCAGGTTCTGCATGTTCTCGATCAACTGGTCAACAAATTCGCCCTGTTCTTCGCGTTCCGAGGCTTCGCTTGGCCCGGCGGAGATGGTGACATCGAATTCCCCCTTGCCGGTGTGCAAGTGGTCTTCCGGTAAATCCTCCCCGTCGGCGCCCTGCACTGAGTACGAACCGTCTTCCGCGATTGGGTGCGAGGTGTTGCCGACCATGTGCAGCAGATCGCGCTTTCCGTCCGGCAATGCAATCGGCATTTCGCGTTCTGTATCGAGGATCGGCGTAATCAGCTCATTTAACTGCCAGCCCATATTGTGCAGAAAGCAGTTCTCGTAGCGGTCCACAAACTGAAAAGTTCCGAGCGCTTCCATGTCATCGATGCGCTCAAGCGCTACGCCGGACTTTTCGTTGCGCCGCGCGGCGGCTGTGGGAAGCGGGCTGATGCCCATGGACGATTGAATTGCGCGCCCGGCGGAATCTTTCGCAACTTCCCACTCTTGAAAGCCTGGCGAATACTGGGTGAACGTCGGGGGCGGTAGCGTGTTCTGCCCGGTGGCGTCGGTGATCGCGTCGTACTGCAGGAAAGCGTGCGGAATGTCGGTGCATTCCTCCCATGCTTCCTTGTCCGACTCAAACTGCCCTTTCGCGCCGATGAAGGGGACCTTGGGAACTTTCTTCGCAACTTCTGCTTCGCCTGAGGTCAGGTAGTCGAAAAGCATTTGAGGATCGCGGGCGAATCGCACCATCGAAAGCAACTGCCGTTTGGCGGTGCCCCCTTTGGTAGTCCAGCGCTCGGGGCCGAGACAGGAGATAATCGGGATGCGGGAACCTTTCCATTCCACTTCGTCCAGAATCTCTAAGCCATTGGTCATGTATTGCATCACGCGCGGTACGCGGATTTCGCGCTCGCGAGCCACTTCGCCGACCTTGCCGCCGTCCTCGTAAACTTTGAGCGGCATCGGAACCAAACCGTTCTCGGTCCTGACCAGCAGCAGTTTCGACAGATCATGCTCAATTTTCCAGTACTCGCCTTCCTGTACATATTTGTCGGTGATCCAGTCGGAAACTCCTTCCTCGCCCATGGCTTCGCCCTGAAAATCCGTCATTCTGGCATTGGGGTACTTGCGCTTGAACTCCGATTTGAGAATCCGGTCGAGGATGAAGCCGTCAGGTACGTCTGAGGCGTCTGGCTGTTTGTAGAAAGGCGAAATCAAAACTGTGTCCGGGTTGAGGATCGGCTTGATGAGGATTTCCTGATCGAAGCTCGAATCGTCTTTGTATTCGGTACGGATGACGGCAAATCCGTAGCTGCGTTCAAGCATCGACTCGAAAGCGTTGAGATAGACCGGCTGGGCTTTAGAGCGCTCCTCGATCCCCATGATGACGCTTGACCGTTTCTTTGCGTCCTGGTCGTTTGCTCCATCGCCTTTAGGTGTGGCTTTGACTGCGCGCTTGTTCTTGCGCACGTTGCCGATGGTCTGGTTGAGGTATTGATTGAGCTGGTCAAGATGAATGCAGGGACGGCCTTTAGCTTCGCGTTCCGCCCGGTCTTCGGGCGACCATGGCCCTTCGGGCGAAATGGCGCGCATGTCGGCCTGGGCTTCCTCGCGGATGTCATCCCATTCGTTGCGATAGTCTTTATAGGCATCGCGGATTTCTTTGGGAGTGGGGGCGGACATTTAGAATGGAGAAGACGGCAACAGGCTCGCAAGGACGCCGACGGAGCTAGGCTTGTCGTTTTAGTTACTGAATTGTCTGAGTGGAGAGCCCGTTGCATTTGGGACACTGAATCTCAACCAGCGTCCATCCCGCTTTGCGTGCCTTGATCGCGGCATCGGCTCTTGTTTCGCCGGGGAAAGTCTCTTCAAAGGTGCAGCGCGGGCATTCGAGCGTCAGAAAGCCTTTTGCGCTCCGTGCGGCCAGATCGTTGGCGATGGCTTTTTCCGCCCGGTCATTGAGCGTAATTTCCGATACCTTGAACGGCTTCGGGTACACCGTCCCGTCGTAAACGTCCCACTGCTCGCGCTCTGCCTTCTGCTTGATTTCCATTTCGTACTGTTCAAGCGTCCGAGGTTCAAAAGACAGATGGAACTTCAGCGCTTCGTAGGCGATGCGCCGCTGGTCGGGAGCGGTTGACATCAGCAGACCCCGGAAAGCCTCGTGTGTCGTGTAAAGCGAGGCGATCTGGGGATAGAGATTGGCGTCCTCGATCCCGCCGAAGCCCATTTTCTTGAGCTCGTGGCTGATCTTGCGCCGTTCGAGTGGGGTGACCGGAGGCATTTAGCTTTCGTCGCGCCCGTCATCGACGGCATCGACGTCGGCTTCGGTTTTTACTGCGTGATCTACTGCCGCGCCATCGCCCTGCAGGTGCTGTCTCATTTTGGACATCAGTTCCTTCGTGTTCGGGGCGGAGTAGCTGGTGGGCTCGATGGATCAGAGTGAAGCTCGGCGTTCATTTTTCCTTTTTGCGCGGACGACAGCGGAGAACCGGAGCTTTCGAGAAAGCGGACTTGTCTTTGAGTCCAGGGCATCAGATTACTTTCACTTCTCCCATCGCTTGCACCAGCCGTTCAGATAAATGGGTCCGACAACTGCCTCGCAGCGCACGCCGCCGCTCGCTTCGATGACGTGTTCGCAGTTCCCGCAATACTCCGCGGGGTGCTCGGATGGCCGCTCGTAATTCACTGCTTTGTGCGACAGCTTTTCGGCTTCAGGACGCTCCGCCATTAGGTCATGGTCACATTAAACGCGGCCAGCACGTACCACTTCGCGTTGTAGGCCATCAGCTTCAAATAGCCGCCGATGCTGCCAGGGAAAGTTGCCAGATTCACGTGCCCGGCGCCGTCTTCGTACAGTCCGGTTGCGGTGACGGTGT